CTCTCGAGCTTCTTTGGTGCGCCCTTCAAGCATTGTGCGATCCCAACCAAATACGGCCGCTACCGCATCTTTGAGAGTGCTGGCAAACGACTCGCGTCTAAATTCGTGAAAGTTTACAAGATAGTCAGCAACAGTATCCTTGCCGCTGCCAATAAAACCACAAATACCTATGATCATAATATCCTCCAATACAAAGATATTATACACTGATGTTATTTGATGGTCAACCGATAATCCAAGTATATCCAGAACCGCCTGGAACCAATTTCATTAGATCATCAACAAGTTTTTCCATTTCTTGTTGAGCTTCGGTTTTAAGTGCTGCTCCGTTGAGTTGGGTGCCGCCTTGGGGTCCTGCATCATTTTACAATTGGCCAAACTGTAATCTTTGATCCATTGTCCTGCATACACATCGTCAATTATAGCAAAATCCGGTTTAGTGTTATAAACCTGTAACATAACTGATTCACGGCCCCTTGGTCTTTGATGTATAATCAATTTATGAGACTGTGGATTCCACGTAAAATTTATAAACGAACCGAACATTTTACCTACCAGTTCTTGATACTGTGCAAAAAGTTCGTAGGTTAATAATCCGCCCATGTTAGTTGACGATAGCAGATAGGTGTTTGTATAGGCTAAGTTAAAGGGTTCAAACACAGTGCCGCCCGTACCGTTACCAGTCCTCGATCCTACACTGCGTCTAAAAATCTGACGAACCTGCTGTATTTCTTTAGATAAAATATACTCGTTAGTACTTTCCTCTAAAGTTAAAAAAGCATAGCTTTCTTCAACAGCATTATCGCTGCGTTGACGAAATACTGCTAAAGCACGGTTAAGTGCAGTTTCATAATGTATAGGATCTAATTCTACATCAATCATGCCGTCGCCCAGCATGGCTTTGCAGTAATCAAAAACCTGTTGTTTTGCTTGATCGTTTGAGCTCATACTACTATTTATTGCTGCGGTAAATATATGACTATGCCAAGACTTTCGCTGTATCGCCCAGAAAAGGGCAACGACTATAGATTCATTGATAAAACCGTCTGGGAAATGTTCCAGGTTGGAGGTACAGATGTGCTGGTCCACCGATATTTAGGGCCCGGCTCATCTTTAGAAGATACACCATCCACTCCTACTTATGCATCCGACAGTGTTACAAATATTCAAGATCTGCTATTTTTAGAAAATAGAGATAGAAAATACGATCCTGATATCTATATGCTAAGAGGTGTGTATAACTTAGCGGATACTGATTTTAATCTTAGTCAGTTTGGATTATTTCTTCAAAATGATACAATTTTCATAACATTTCACATCAATGACACTATAGAAAAAATAGGTAGGAAATTAATTGCAGGAGATGTGATTGAACTACCGCATCTAAAAGATGAATATGCATTAAATGACTTCCAGTTTGCATTAAAAAGATTTTATGTAATTGAAGAAATATCAAGGGCAGCAGAAGGTTTTAGCGCCACGTGGTATCCACACCTTTACAGAGCTAAATGCAAACCGTTGGTTGATAGTCAAGAATTTAAAGAAATACTGGATGAAGTTGCCAACAGAGAAAGTTTTGTCGGAGCCTATAATCCAGACATAACTTATTACCCTGGTCAAATAGTTTTAGGATCTGACGGTAAAAAATATCAAGTAAATCGAGAAGTAACAGGAATAGCTCCTCCTAACGGTACTTACTATAGCCTGGCAGACACACTACGTGACATAGCCAGCACCTATGAAAAAGAAATGCAGATAACTGCTGCGGTTCTTAATCAGGCCGAAGCAGATGCTCCCAAGAGCGGATATGATACCAGTAAATATTTTACGATTCAAAGAGATGAAGAAGGCCATGCTGCTCTAACAACTATAGATAACACAACTATATCAGTAGATTCACAAACGCAGGCTACAGACACTCAAGGTAATTTGTTATACGATGATAACGGCGACCCTATCTATGTTGGCCAGACAGCATCATCAGTATTGCTGACTCCAGACGGGCCGGGATATGGTGGTTATCTAACCGACGATGCTATCCCCGAAAACGGTTCTCCTTTTACAGCAGGTATAGCTTTTCCTTTAAATCCAACCGAAGGACAATATTGTCTACGCAGAGACTATTTTCCACATAGATTATTTAGATTTGATAGTAATAGATGGCGTAAGATCGAGGATGGCGTAAGAATGACTATGAACAATTTAGGCGAGAGTGACACAGGCACCGGAGATAGATTCGAAGGTAAGGATGTTCGTCTAACACAAAAAGCTGGTTTCATTAACAATAATAACACAGCAGTAATCGACGGTCATAACACCAAAGAAAAACAAAGCTTGAGTAAAGCATTAAGACCACAGGCGGACGAGTAATGGATTATTTCTACGACGGACAACTAAGAAGATATGTTACACAGTTTATGCGTATTTTCATTGGTTTTAAATATAAGGCCGGGGATGGAGAAGAAAGACAGATTCCTGTGCTATATGGAGATTTGACCAGACAGGTAGCATCTATAATTCGAGAAAATTCTATGAACAAGTTACCAACAGTTCCACGTATGGCTTGTTATATCACCGGACTTGAAATGGATACTACTCGATTAAGCGATCCTACCTTTGTTAGTAAAATACATGTTAGAGAACGAAAATATACAGATGCCGGCGGTACTATAGAATATCAAAATGCTCAAGGAGGCAACTATACCGTTGAAAGATTGATGCCGACGCCTTATACATTAAAGATGAAAGCAGATATATGGAGCTCTAACACAGATCAAAAATTACAAATATTAGAACAGATATTAGTTTTGTTTAATCCCAGTTTAGAAATACAAACAACAGACAATTATATAGACTGGACCAGTCTAAGTGCTGTCTATATGACATCGACAAACTTTAGTTCAAGAACAATTCCGCAAGGGGCAGAAAGTGAAATTGATATATGTAGTCTTGAATTTACCATGCCTGTTTGGATCACTCCTCCTGCTAAAGTTAAAAAGTTAGGTATAGTGCAAACTATTATCAATAATGTTTTTACAGAAGAAGGAGATATTAAAGATCTTGAATCCTTGATTTATAATAGACAAAAAGGTACATGGGGAACTACCACAAATAGATTCCGTGTATTATTATTCAAATCAAATACAGGAAATTTACGAGACGGACAATATGATGTCACAGTGGTTGATCCTTCAGCAGCAGTATTAGCTACAGGACTTAATGATATATCTTATAAGAATGGGGATCCGTTTGATTGGAATAGGCTATTCGAAATACAAGGCGGATATAAACCTGGTTGCGAAATTTGGTTCGAACAACCCACTGGTTACGAAATCAGAGGTACTTTTGTGGTCAATCCGCTCGACCCGTCGATATTAGTAGCATCTCTCGATACTGATACCTTTCCTTCCAACACAGACATAGCCAGTTCAGTTAATGGATTAGATTCGCGTGGTACCGTAGATGCTATCATTGATCCTTATAAATTTAATCCTATTGAAACGTTCGGAGGTCAATATCTTATTCCATTAGGTATTAGGTATCTCATGTTAGACGATGTTAATAATAGTGCAAACGTAGGTGGCAATACTACATTTCCGCCAACATATGCATATGATGGTCCAGATGCATGGAAAAATGCCAATGGCACTGATCCGGTAATTAAAGCCAATTCTATTATCGAATGGGACGGTGAAAACTGGATAGAACTTTGGGATCCGGCCACAGGAACTAATCCTACATACATCCAAAATATTAGAACTGGTATTCAATATAAATGGGATGGCGTTCAATGGCTGAAATCTTTCGAAGGCGAGTACGCTCCAGGTTTATGGGGATTTGCTCTTCCAAGTTAATAATTACTTGATGCAGCAGAGAGCCGGACTTCTATTCTTATCTAAACAAACTAAAAGACTTTTGTTGATCCACGAGGATCATAAATGGACTGTACCTACGTTTGTAAGAAAATCCATATTATTAGAAGATGCTCAACCTCTTTTACAAGATTATGCCGCTGGCAAAATTGTACCTAGATAAAGGATTCGAATATGGTACCTATGTCTGCTTAGTAATCGATGAGTTCTTAACATGTGTGCCTAAATCATTGGCATGGTGTAGTCTCGACGATTTGCCAAAAAATTTACATTCTGGGCTAAAGATAACATTAAATAATCAGATTATTAGAGCCAAGATTGATACTATACTGGAGTTAGAAAATGACACTGATACAAAATCATCCACGATTTAAACAAGATGTAGAAACATTTAAATCTAAGATAAATCAAATACAAGACGAAAACGAAAAGATTACAGCAGAAGGTTTACTGAGAGACTTAGTAGTTGCTGTAAGGAAAATGGATTCTATGCACGAAGAAATGTCTTATAGTCACACAGTTTCTAC